AAAAGCTGTTCACACCACTCCCGCTGTCTATGAAATGGAACGCGAACACAAGGCCGAGCGCCGCAAAGTGATGGAATTGGAAAAAGAACTGCATAAGCACGAACGCACCGATGCTGCCCATGCTCATCCTATGCACCGTTCGCATGAGCAAAAGTCTGCTCCCCTTCCGTCAATGCGGAAATAGGCACTTTGTCAGGCCACTTTCGGGTGGTCAACAAGACTAAAACGGTGCGTTGGTGGGCTTTTAACCACATATCCTGCCGTTCGTCCTTACTCATGTCCGCGCCCTGGTCAAGCGCAGCGTGACAGGTAAAGCATAAACTGGCGACTAAGTTATCGTCCGCTTTAATTGCTTTGCCTTTGCCGCCGCCCCAATTTATGTGCGCGGCGCAGACTGTTCCATCTTCTGTCCCGCAATGCTGGCAGGCTATCGTGCGGCAGGCTTCAAGCAATGCCTTGCTGCGGATGTACTTACGCTTCGGGTAGAGCACGGAATTTGACCCCTTGTTGTGTACCAAAAGCTGTGGATAACTCTATCATTTCGGTCATCTCAGCCACGGTCATCTTACTGGTACGCGCCCCAAGGACGACAAAACCGCCCTCAATGCCAGGCACAACCTTTTGTTGCTTTAGGGCTGCGGTCAATACGTCTTTCCATTCTTCCTTGGTCAGCTTTTGACCATACCAAACCACTTGATTGGCAATGTCGGTCAAGTTTGCCCACATTAGACTATTTTGTTCAAGGCTTCGCATCAATTACCCTTAACGCCGATAAAGCCGCTTCCGGCCCATCAACCCGTGCCAACGTACCACCAGCCCAATTTGCAAAAAAAGCGTGCTGTAGGGCCGTTAAAGGCTTTTTAGGGCCATCTTTAACTTCCATCAGCATGGTGTGCCCTTTGTAGCCGACCAAAAGGTCAACCGGCAATCCAATAATCCAAACGTAAGCGCCAGCGGCACGCAGCGCCGTTATTACCTGATCTTGATTTGCGTCCACCCTTGCTGCGCGTCTCATAACAATCCCCATTGATTTGCCATTGCCTTGGCTATGCCTTTGTAAGTGGTTGATCTAATTTTCCAGCGCAATGGGCTTGGAGGCATTTTGTGAACCCTAGCTTCTCTGCCAGAAACAATTTCCGTTGGAATTAATTTAGGAAGGTTTTTTAACCAAATACAAGTAGCTTTAGTTTCTCCGTGTCCAAACTGCCAAGGTTGAATGATTTGGTCTGGCTTCCTAATTTTGCTGCTAATGATGCTAATTGGGTTTTCTATCGCAATGCAATTTATGGGAGCGTCCATCAATGCTTTAACAAATGCAAGCGCTTCATCTTGAACGCCACTTGCTTTTTTTGCCGCAAAATACCGCGCACCTGATACAGCCAAATGGGTACAAGGTGGGTGGGCAATCATCAAATCCCATCCATTATTAATGATGTCAAACACATCACCTTGGTAATGTGGGCCTTCAACGTCCGTTGGAAGCAAATCACAACTCATTGCGTCATGTCCCATAGCAATAAAAGCATCTCTTACCGTTCCAGAGTATTCACAAGCAATTAAAACTTTAGCCATCATGACATCCTTAACGCATCACGTGCCATCTGCACAACGGCTACTGGCTTTTTCCGTCCAGCAGCGTATTCGTCCAAAATTCTTTTAGCCCAAGCCTTTGGGTCTACACCTGGCCCCATGCGAAACGGCGTAAGTTTTGCCAATTCCTGCTGCACTTTCTCAGGGTTAGCCGGTGGGCTAGGCAATTGTGGTCTTTCCACCGCTGGGGCTTGATAGCACAAGTTTTTGAATTGCACCAGGTTTGGCGGTCTTTCCGGCAAACGGTCAAGTGCCCATGAAATTGCCATCATAGATTCCTTGCTTTTCAGAAACCCTGATAACTCGTGCATCCAATGCGACTTGATTTCGTTCAATGGCGCTGACCCTAGCGAATTGTCCCACGCAATGCCGTAGGTCATGGACAAGCGCTCAAAGAGGCGATCAATTGGTTGTGTCATCTTCTAACTCCAAAAATGGTTTCATTTCCTGCCCTTGCGTTCTGCCGGTCATGGCTTCCCACCTCGCGCGTTTGAAATCGTAATCCTTCTCGGCAAATGATTTCTGTTCGCCTTTATCTTTCAGCCAGTCAGCCTTAAACCCTGTCCAGCCCCTTGCACAACAGGTTTCTAGGGCTGTTTGTAGGCTTACCCCTGCTTTGCTGGCCTCCCGTGCTATGCCATCAATGGCGGTTTGTGTTACGGCTGCTTTTTTTGTCTTACGCAAACTTAGCCAATCCTGCCAAACTGATTCCGTCACGCCGACAGGCGGGGCGACTGTATTCTTTATTGGTTTATGGTTATTGGTTATTGGTTGTTGGTTATTGGTTGGTTGAACGTCCGTTGAACGTCCGTTTAACCGCCGTTCAGCAGATGCCCTGCCAGCCTTAGACGCCTGTTCAATTTTTCCTCTGAAATGGGCAATTTCTTTGTCTGCCCGAGCATTTGCCCAGCCATCTTCTGTCAGCTTAAAAAACAATTCAAGGACAAATTTAACTTCTGCCTCATGGTCGCGCATACCAATCTGACGTGCAACGGACGTTAAACCGCTGTTCAACGGGCGTTCATGCAAATAGTATTCGTCTAAAAGGCGGCGATAAGCCAAGTCCTCTAGCAAGGAAAGGCGCTGAGTGTGACTAGCGTAGTCACCGATATTGAACTGGTAGTAATACATTGACAACCCTACGTTCTAGGTTAAGCGTTACAAAAAAGGAACATTGGCAGGGTGGTAACGAATCACCTTTTCAGCCGCTAAGCCTAGCCATTGCCCCAACTCTATCCCATTTTTCCAGCTTCTGCAATCTGTTTTTTGAACCTGTACTTCAGCACTTGCTCCCAGCTTTTAGGCACTCCGCGCTGCCGCCAGTTGCTCACTACGTTCTGCCTTACGTCCAAAAGATAAGCCAGGCGACCCGTGCCGCCCGCCGCTTTGATTGCTACTTCTAAGATGTCCATCCTTGCACTATATCACATTTGTGAACGGCAATGGTTATAGGAAAAACCTATTAAAAAAGCAAAACCGATAAAAACAATTGTAAAAAAAAACTTGCAAGACTTCACATTTGTGATAAAGTCTACCCATGCCGCAACATTCCGTAGCGGTCTTTTTAGGAGTTAGCATGAAAGAAATTTCCCAATTGATAACAGACTTTGAACACGCCATTCAAAGCGGCTTAGTCACTCCAGCGCAGATGGCAAGCATCATTAATGAAATGAGCCACGCAGTTGCAGGTTTTCACCCTGACATATGGAAGTGGATGCCCACCGATCTAGGCGATGTATCTGCCGACCTCTACAAAGCAATTGAGATAACAAAATGAAACTAGCAGACATCACACTTGCTGTATTTATCGGCGTATCTTTGGCTTGGGTACTTGTCTATGGGTGGGCCGCATGATTACAAGCAACAACGCAGAAGAAATCATTGCGTTCTGCCACACCAAAACAGACCCAACAGGATTTCTTGAGATATATGTATGGTTTTTATGTCAACAATTGGAGCAAAAAGATGAACGAATCTATTGGCTTAAACAGCAACTTGAAAGAGCGTGAAGATTATGAATGTCCAGAATGCCATGAAGATTGTGGCGATATGGAACGACATACAGTAGATGACATTCACATTTTGTATTACTTTACCTGCGAAAAATGCGGGATAGATTTTGGAGGCGATTTATGAAAAACATTGCATCAGCATTAGTCAAAGCCCAGCGTGGCTTTGCACCAGCGTTAAAAACGTCTACAAACCCGCATTTCCGCAGCAAGTACGTTGACCTTGCCGGTTGCGTAGAGGCCGTTGTAGATAGCTTAAATGCCGCAGGAATAGCCCTTGTACAACGCACTAGCCAAGACGATACAGGCGTGACTGTGGAAACAGTCTTTGTCCACGAATCGGGTGAGATGCTGGAATGCGGCAAGCTGCACGTTCCTGCTTCTAAACAAGACCCGCAGGGTTACGGCTCGGCGCTTACTTACGCTAGGCGTTATTCCTTGATGGCGGCTTGCGGCATTGCACCGGAAGATGATGATGGCAATGCTGCATCTAGGCAAGCGCCTAAAGTGTCAGCCACTAAAACTGACCTTGTGCCGCAAAATCGTTTGTCAATCCTTGCAGACGTAGCCGCAGCCATTAATGAACGCATGAGCGCAAACGATCTGATTGGTGCTGTGGAGGAATACCAGGGCATTACAGATATTGAAGAAAAGACCGCTTTGTGGGCAATGCTTGACAGCAAAACCCGCGCAAGCATTAAAAAACACGCAGAAACATTGAAAGGTTAATTATGTCTAAGATCAAAAAAGAAATATCCGTAATTAGCGGCAAATACACCAACGCCCAAGGCGTAGCCAAAAACCGTTATGCCCGCATTGGGTCAATCATTGAAACCAAGTCCGGCGATATGCTAAAGATTGACAACGTGCCCCTGGTCGCTGGCGGCTGGGACGGATGGGCATACATCAATGAGCCGCGTTCAAAGGATGATGGCTTTCCCAAAGATGATTTTGACTCTGTACCATTTTAAGGAGCAATCATGGAATATCACCGCGCTAGAAACACAGACCCAGTAACTAGCTGGGAAGCTGCCGATGACGCAAAAGAACTTGCCAAAGCACATTCTGCGGCAATTCTTAAAACTTTGATTAAACACGGGCCACTTGGCAAAGATGGCATTGCTTTCTTTGCAGTAATGGATGGCATCCAAGTAGCCAGGCGCCTGCCCGAAATGCAACGTGATGGCCTAATAGGTTTGACAGGTAAGACCGTAAAGTCTATGGCTAAACGCGCTGAAAGGGAATGGTATGCGATTTCTTAAATTTTTGAAAGATTACTACCGCGACCTAACGCCAGTTGAAGTTATTGAACGTGAACTTAAACAAGCCCATTTAGACCGCTTGGAGGCAGAAAACGCAGTTGAATACGCCCAGGCGGTGCTTGACCTAAATTTGGGCCGTATAGAGCGTTTGAACACACGTTTAGGAGAGTACAAATGAAATATAGAAAAAAACCTGTAATCATTGAGGCCACGCAATGGTTTAAGCTGGGCGACCATCCATTGGTTCACAAGCCCACAGCATCGGTAAATTTGGAATGGGAAAGGCGGCAAGGTCTTCCAAGTGGGTCGATTGGTGAAATTAAAACTCTTGAAGGCTGGATGTTGGTAGCCCCAGGTGACTGGATTATCACTGGCGTAAAGGGCGAACACTACCCCTGCAAGCCTAACATCTTTGAAATGACCTATGAGGAGATGAAGTAATGATGAGTGAAGAAGACATCAAACGGGTCAACGAAACTTATGCCCGTAATGGGCTTGAGCAAGACCCCATAGAAGATATTGCTGCCACATTCAAAGGCTTGATTGCTTTTATGTTTGTGGTGGTTGGTTTAACAATGCTTGCTTTTGCAATATGGGGTAAGTAATGACAGGCTATCAATCAAAGAAAGCAGCGGCGCTGGATGAAGACGGGATGTACCTTGTGCATCACACACAGCCAGCGCAGGAGCCTGTGGCGTGGATGTATCAATGTAGTGATGAGTTTGGCTGGCGGGATGAAATCCAGTTTGTACAACCACCAAATCACCCAGTTTTTAGGAACGTAGTAGCCCTCTACACCGCCCCGCCACAGCGCCCGTGGGTAGGGCTGACAGAGGAAGAGATTGATGATATTTTTTGGCAACACGAAAGTCAAACAAAACATCAAGTACCCATCTATCCTTATGAGCGAGCCATTGAGCAAGCCCTCAAGGAGAAAAACAATGGATAGCAGAGAAGACTACTACAAACGCTACGACGACTTGTATGTCGTGTATTTAAACGGCGTGTACGATGGTAAAAAAGCAGCATTGGCTGGACGCGAGTGGAACTTTTGCGAACGCTGCGGTAAGCGCACAGCAGACTTGACCGTGATTCACACATGCACACCACCACAGGAAATATATGAAAATTGAACAAATTAAAGATTATGCTTATCCTTGCATGATGGCAGAAAAAGCACTTAAAAATGTTTACAATTTAATGCTAGAAGACAAATCAAACAAAGCAATTACACAATGCTTTATTGCAATTGACGAAATAAAAAACATTATTATTTTTATACAAAATGAGAAAATCAAAACATCAATTAATTCGTGACACTTTATTAAAACATGAAGATGGATTGACTAAAAGCCAAATTTGCATAATGACAGGGATTAGCCCTAATTCAATAAAAAAATCGTTAGATGCTATGCCAGATGTTTATATAGATCGGTGGATAAAGCCTGCTAAAAGGGCTATTACACCTGTTTATATTGCCATTGTTGTTCCAGACGATTGCCCAAAACCATAAAAAAAGGGAGGGCACATACCCTCCCCAAATTGGGCTTGATCGTACCCAATTATTCAGCTTCTTCAGCTTCTTCAATTTCTTCGCACTCGTACCAGTCATCAGACTCTTCGTCGTATGCGTACCAAACTTCGTTCTCTTCATCAAACCAGTATGCTACGCCTTCTTCGTCGTACTCATACTGTTCATCGGCAAACTCATCTTCAACTTCATCGCCTGCGTCAAACTCTTCTAGGCTTTCCACAAAACCTGCAAGTGCCACGGCTTTCCACAATTCAAACGTAGAAAATTCAACTTTCTCACCAAAACCAAAATCAATTGTCAGCGTAAATTCCATGATTTGCTCCAAAAATTATCGTAGCACG